GACGCCGCCGACGAACAGCCCGTCCTCCGGCGCATGATTGCGGGCCGTGTTTGGCTCCGCCTCCGCGCCGGTTTGAAGAACTGCATCGGCGTCGAAGTCCGAAACGATCACCCAGCCGACGTCGCCGCGCTTGTACCACGGGCGGATCGTGAACTCGCCCGCACACAGGCAGGCGGCGCGCAGCCCCATCAGTGGAGCCGCGCTGGCGTACTGGCCGTCGATGCTCTCCTTCACCAGTGGCTGCACGTCCACGGTCATTTTGTCAGGATAAAAAGCCAGGACCTTGACAGGCATGGAGACGCGGACGCCTGCCCTGTTCTTTTCGCTCTCAGCGGCGCGCAGGTCCGATTGTCTGCTTCCGTAGCTCATGCCGGTTTTACCTCCACAGTAGTTTTCCAGTTGCCGGACCGCGTTCCCTCATGGACACCGGAGACCACCATGAAGGTGCCGTTGGTCTGGCTGTCGCGGATCACGATCTTGTCGGCGACGCCGATGTGGTAATTCAGCAGGCAGTCGCGGGACAGGTTGCCCTCATCTTCTGCCTGCTGGCTGCGCGTCTTCTCCGTCGCCGTGGTCTTCGTGTTGATGTTCTGGCTCTCTGATGTCGATGCCGATTTCAGCAGGCCCGTCTGCGGCGTCAGCAGATATCCGGTCGTGATCCCTTCCTCTGGCGGGTTTATGATGATCTGCCCGCAGCGGATCACCAGCCTGGACTTGCAGTCGCTGCAGGCGATCTCTGTCAGCACATCTTTCAGCTTCCCACGGCAGACGCGGCAGCCTGGGTAGTGCTTGTTCTCCGCCAGCTTCACCATCGCCACCTCCACGCCGAAGATGTTCAGCAGGTCGTCGACGATGTCCTTGGCGTACATCCCCGCCTTGTAGGTCTTGTTGACGTAGGTGCCCAGCCATTCCTCCAGGCAGTCGGCCGCCGTGATCTTGGTGATGATGTCCAGGTTTTCGTGTTGGTGGGAATAGTCCGCGATAGCGCCGACGAAGATGCAGCCGACGTCGCCCTTATAGCCCGCGGTGATAATGACGGCGTCGCCCTTTTTCAGCGACGCCCTTGTAGACGGGGACAGGTTGTAGACCTCCAGCTGCGCAGTCGATACCTTCGCGCGATCCTCGAACTGCACCTTGAAGGAAAAGTTCAGCCCGTCCAGCGTGTATTGATTGCTTCCCAGCGTCAGGGTGGCCTGCCTTAGCCACATGCGCATCAGTTCTCACCCCCTGGCCGGTCGAACAGGTACAGGCGCACCTTCGTGCCGAAGTTGTCGTAGGTGATCGTGTCGATCTCGTCGCCGGTCAGACACAGCGGGCAGATCACCGGCAGCGGGTAGCGTTCGTCGTTGAAGGCTTCAAACAGTGGCTTGCCGTAGCGAAGCACTTCGCCGTAGACCAGCGGCGTGTTGCCGCCGCTGTTGCTGATCTCCAGGCTGACGGTGAAGAAGTCCGCCGTTTCGTTGTAGGCGAACGTCATGCGGTAGGTGCGGTCCGTCAGCTTCACCAGTAACGAACAGGGAACACGATCACTGTCAACGTCGATGAAGCGGATTTCCTGTCCGCTCTCGATCAATTTCACTTAATCGCCTCCCTGTTGTACCCCGCATAGCTGGGGTTTGTCCGTCCCGTCGCCACAGACGGGTTTGTGTTCTTGCTGTTGAAGCTCGCCACATAGGCAGCATAATCGCTGCCCGTTGTCACCAGCCCGTTCTGCGTGGTGGACTTCGCAGACTTGGCAGCTGACGCCGCCACCGGCGCGCTGGCGTCCTGCTGGCTCATGGCTGGGGCCTGAATGTCAACGAACGCAGCCGACGTGATCGTGATCTGCTGGAAGCTCACGGTGAAGCCGAAGCCCGCAGCGTTGTCAGGGGTGCGGGTCCGTTTCAGGTTGATGATCAATAAATTGTTGAACGCCTCCGCGCCCCTATAGGTCAGAAGGTCGCGGTTGCGCCACATCGCCTCCAGCGTCGCGTAGCCCGCGGCGGTGGAGACGATGCCGGTGATGGAGAACTTGATCGGGTCCAGAACGGCGTGGTCGGTGATCTTGCCGCCGCCCTCGATGGGGTTGCTTGTCACCTGGCTGGACATGGTGGGGGACTCGTTGGTGATGGTGCCCGTGCGGTCGAACACCACCGTCCCGCTGTCGCCGCTCAGAATATAAGACATTCGTCACCCCTCCTTATGCCAGAGACGCCTGCAGCGCCTCGATATTCGTGTCCTCGTTCTGCATCTGCCGGTAGGCGTCGCGGCACATTTGCAGGAACCACGCCTTCGTCTGCTCCTTTTCCTCGTCGCTGGCGTTGCCGGACATGGTAACGCTGATCTGTGGGGCGAAGGTGACAGACTTGGAGTGGCGGGACGTGTTGATGATGTTCTCGGTCTGATCCGCGGGGATGATCTGGCTGCCGCTCGGCAGAATCGCCATTTCTCCGCCCTGTTCGTTGATACGGGTCAGGCCGCCGCCGAAGTCGTTCGTGCCGCTGGCGTGGCCCTGCACGGGTGTCGAAGTAACGCTGCCCGCGCTGATCGTGATGCTGCCCACGCTGTTGATGGCGTTTTTCAGCTTTTGCAGCTCCGTGATCGTCGCCGACACGGCACTGGCTGCCGCCGTCTTCATGCGGTCCCACGCGCTTTCTGCCTGCGCCGCCATAGCGCCGTAGGTGTCGTTCGCGCTGGTGCCGATTTCCTCCAGGCCGCTGGTCGCCGTCTCTTTGGCGGCCCCCCAGCTTTCCTCGGCCATGATCGGGGCGGTGTCCATCGCGGACTGGATCGCGCCGGTGTAGGCGCTGGTGTCCGGAATTTCAACCGCGGGCATTTCTATCGTGCCGATGTCCGGAATGGACGACGCCACGCTGTTGGTACTCTCGGCCAGGTCCTCCATGCCGCCCTGCGCTTCCTTTGCGCCGCCGAACAGTTTGTCGAAGAAGTTCACCACAGCGCCCACGCCGTCAGCTACCCAGCCGATGATCGTGCCGATCACATCGGCGACGACGGTCAGTATCTGGCCGATCACCTGTAGGATCGGGGCGATGGCTTGCAGCAGCGGGGCCACAACGCCCAGCAGCTGCGCGATGGGCGGCAGGATCGCCGACGCAATCGTGGAGATGATCGGCATGAGCGGGACCAGGATGTCATTGCACACGACGTTCAGGATCGTGGTCAATGGGGGCAACAGCGCACCCACCAGCATGGACAGGATCGACGCCAGCGGGGGCAGCAGCGTCGCAGCCAGATTTCCGATCACAGGGATCAGCGGCTGCATCACTTGGAAGATCAGCGCCAGCGCGTCGCAGAACACAGGCAGCAGCTGGCTGCCCAGCTGCACCAGAATCGGGATTGCCTGCGACAGGCCGTCCGCCAGCAGGTCCACCAGCTGCATGAGCATCGGCTCAATGGTGGGCCAGCTGTCGATGATCGTGTTGAAGAAGGTCGTCAGCACGGGAGTGAACTTCGCGCCAGCATCGGCCAGGAAGTCCGCCCATATACCCTTGACGCCCTTGACGCTGTTGGTATAAGAGCCTGCCGTGCGGGTGACGTCCTGCTGCGCGTCGCCGGTCTGCGCCAGGATCGCGTTCCAGCGGACCTGCACCTTCGTGGCTTCGTCCAGGGTGTTGAACTCGTCGGTGATCCCCATCTGGAGCATGGACTGCTTGATGGCCGTATCGTTCAGGACGATGCCCATGCTTTTCAGGCCCTCGGTCTCGCCCATCAGGCCGCTGCGCAGCTTGTTGAAGGCGTCCTCGTCGGCCAGATTGTTGAAGCTGGCAAGGTCATAGGACAGGCTGGTCATCATTTCCGACATGACGGACGCGTCCTCCGCACCCATGCCGATGCCCGTGAAGATCGCACCGCTGTCGGCCAGGAAGCCCTTCACTTCGTTTTTGCTGCGGTGCGCAGCGGCCGCGAAGTTCTCGGCCCAGGTGTTTGTGGCGTCCGCAGCGCCTTTGAATACGGTCTCAAACTTGGAGTTTGTTTCTTCCGCATTGGCTGCGGCGTCAATGGCTGTGCTGCAGAACTCTTTGATCGCTTCGACGCCTTTCTTGATGATGGCAAGGCCAGCGGCAGCTGCCGCCACCTTTTTCAGAACGCCGACCAGGTTTTCACCCGCGCCCGCGCCCTTCTTGCCCATATCATCCAGCCTGCGGCCGGTGTCGTCCGCCTGGGTGCCCAGGCCCCTGGCGTCTTCCTCCGCGCCGTTCAGGGCCTTGCCCAGCGTGGCCTTGATGGTCTGGATCGGGTGCTTGAAGGCGTTCCCGATGTCCGTCGCCACGCTTTTGGTCGCCGCTCCCATGCCTTTGAACTTTGCCTGGACATTGGAGACGGCGGCCCCCAGGCCGGTGCGCAGCGTCTTCGCAAGGCTGTCGCCCTGCTTGATGCTCTCCAGCATGGCGCTGCGCACGCTGGTGCCCATTTTCGTGCCCGCGCCGGACACGTTGTTAAAAGCAGCGGTGGCGCGGGTGCCGACGTCGGTCAGGCTGGTGCCGATCTGCTCCAGCTTGTCGGCGGTCCGCTCGGCTTCTTCCTGCGCCTTCCGCTGCTTTTCGTTTAATTCGTCCAGGGGTGCGGTGTCTGTTCCAAACTGCACCCCGAAGGATAGGCTGCGGCTGTCTGCCATAACACCCCTCCTATTCTTTCTGCTGTTGTTCTTTCAGCTGCTGGACAAACATCTTCTTGGCGGCGATGCACTCGTAATACTCGGCCATGTCCATGGATTTCAGGTCCCTGTACGTCAGGCCGTCGCCGTCGAAAAGCATAAACCAGAACTGTTTATTTCTTGTCGCCCGCCGCTGCGCTGCTTCCGGACTTCTTTCCCGGTCGAAGAAAGCGTTCGATCTCGCGGATCAGCAGCTCCGGCGTTTCGATGTCCTCGTTTTCCTCGAACGCTTTCAGGCCCTTGCTTGCCACATTGGCCGGGGATGTGACGACGTTCTTGAACATGATGTCCATATAGCGCGCCGTGTCGCGGCTGCCGCTGCCGGTCATGCCGCATTTGTCGTTCTGCTCGAAGTACCACTGCGGGGAAACGCTCTGCAATTCGTAGTCGATCCCCAGCACATTAACTGTCTCGTGTCTTGCCATTTTGAATCTAAACCACCTTTCTGGAATGTTCGGAGGGCATGTTACCATGCCCTCCGCGTTGTATTTCGGTAAACGCCCCCGCAGCTGCGGGGTGCCGCGCTTGCGGCCCATCAGTCTCTGAACACCATCGTCGGGACGTAGATAGAGACCTCAATGGAGCCGCTGTCGTCGCCGCCCTCGAACTTCGGGACTTTCAGGATGCGGCAGTCCTGATGGCTGATGATGAAGCCGCCGTCGTCGTTTGCGTTGCGCAGCGTGACAGCCACCTGCGCACGATCCTGCGCCAGACGGCGCAGGCGGACCAGCGACGCGCTGGAGCCGAACAGGGTAAACTTTATCGTGCCCGATCTGTCGGCGTTCAGAGCGTACACGGTGTCGCCCTGGATGCCCGTTGTGGGGGTCACGGCGTCCTTGTTATGCTCCGCGCTGACTTTGCTGCCGTCAGCATAGCCGGTCACTTTTGCGCCAGCTACGATCAGGGAGATTTTCTCAGGATCAAATACCATGGATTTTCCCTCCTTATTCGTTGGCCGTCACCAGTGCGACGGTCAGGGTGCCAGTAACTTTGACGCCGTGGACGCCGCCGCGGACGGTGGCTTCCCATTCAATCGGCGGGATCACGCGGTTGCGGGCCTGCTCGTCGGTGGCGTCGGCGCGCTTCGGGATCACGACATTGTAGCAGCCCTTGCCGTTCTGCTTCATAATGATGCCGTTGTCTACAGCATCATCAAGTGCCGCGATCACGACGCCAGCGATGGCCGCGAAGCCGTCGTCGTCGTAGCCGATGTTCTCGGTGTCCACCAGTTCGTTCACCAGGCGCTTGCGCATGGTCTGCTTGATCTGCCAGCGGCCGATCACGGTGTCAATGAAGTCGCCGTCCGTGCAGATGCCCTCGCTCATATACTCGCGCCCGTGGCGTTCGATATACATGTTGTAGCGGCCTTCCAGCAGGTCTTCGCGGTCCGTGCCCTTCTCGTCGGTGACGGGGATGCCGTACAGCTCCTTCCACTTCCAGGTGACGCTGGTCGGATAGTTGGGGGCGACGCGGCCTACCCACGCCGCGGGGATGGACGTGTTGTCGGCGTCGTGATTGTAGCAGATCACGGTCTGCTTGTTTGCCTTCATGGCGGTGTTGATCAGGGACTTGGTCTTGGTCTGCGCGATCAGCAGCTTCTCAGATTCCACCATGCCGGACTCCAGCTGCGCCAGGGTCAGGACCGTCGCGCTGGCCCAGGTGGACAGCGCCGTGATGATTGTGTCAGTAGCTCCGGCAGGGATCAGGAAGTACCAGTCGTCGTTGGTCTCACGCAGGGTGTCCAGCGCGTCGGTGACGGCCTTCGCTGTAGAATCGGACGCCAGGCCGAAGATTGCCACCTTCTTGGTGCGGCCGGGGCAGTTCTCGACCTTGATCTGGTCGAACAGCTTCTGCGCAGCTGCCAGCGTGGGAGACGAAGCGGTGGTGAAGTCCTTCGCCACGTCCTCGGCCTTGTTGTACTCCTTATAGGCAAAAGCGCCTTCAAAGGACAGGATCAGCGGCAGAAGGGTTTCCTTCTCTTTGGATGCGGTGTCCAGGCTGATATAAACAATAATGTCCTGCAAGGTTATTCCTCCTTTGTGAATGTGATGGGCGGCTTGCTGATGGCAGGCACCGCCCGTTTGTCTTCGCGCTCATAGCGGAAAAGCACGTCGAAGCCGTAGCGCCGGTCGGTTTCGTCGGTATCGAAGGCGCTGCGGCTCTGCGTGTTCTCCACGCGGACCACCACGACGCCCAGGTCGGCCAGCAGCTGACGCCCCGCGAACAGGAAGAAGCCCTGCGCGCGGTCCGCCAGCTCCAGTGCCTCGTCGTCGCCGCTGATCGGGCCGTCCTTGCCTTGTCGGTTAAAGCTGCACGCGGTAAAGCTGAATGTGGCCTCCGCGTGTTCGCGCCGGTATTTTGTCAGCGTGCCGCCGTCCGCTGCGGCGGTGGTGATATTTGCAGCGCCTGGGATGTGCTGCTGCACGCTCTGGTAGTAGATCAGGGGGTAGTCGGCCTCCGGTGCCGTTTGATCCGACAGCACCACCTTCGGCCCCGCCAGATATGTGTGCAGCTGTTTGACAATGATGTTGCGCAGTTCGCGTTGCGTCATTTCGATGCCGCCTCCCCCTTGCGGTCGGCCACGAAGCGGCGCAGCGGGTGGATCACGCCGTGATCCAGATCGCCGCGCACGGTGTAGGTCGCGCCGTCCTGCGGATCGTAGACCTGCCCGCCGATGCGCAGCACATGGCCGTTTGTGTAAATCTTCCGGCTGTTTGCCGTATAGGTGCCCTCTGCAGCCGTTTTCCAGTCGTCCTCCGACACAGGCAGCACGCAGCCCTCGAAGTCGATGCGCTCCGGTGTCCCTGGTACCCACTGTCCGCCGTTCTCGACGTCGTAGGTCGGGGCAGGGGCGCGTATCTCCGTCAGGGTGTGCAGGATGCCGCGCGGCAGGCGGGGCTGCCCGAAGCGTCTGTTCATAGTCCTGTCACCTCGTAGGTTATACTGTCGCGCAGCCGTCCGGTCTGGACCAGCGGGGCGGTTTTCCCCGGCGCGCTCGCCAGCGTCAGGCTGCTTTTCGGCGGCTGCACGGTGCGCATGTATCGCTTCACGATTGCCACGGCAGCGGTGCCGATGTTGTGGCAAGCCTGATCGGCGGTCAGCTCGCCCAGGATCAGACGGCGCACAGCGTTCTCGCACGCCTTCGCCAGCACATCCTTGTTTCCGTCGTAGCTGGCGCGGATGAAGGATCTCTCCGGAATCGTCACAGACGGCAGCAGCAGGAACAAAAAGTCCAGCTGGTCTCCCTTCTTGCCCTTCTTCCGACAGATGAAGCGATTCTCGCCGTTGTCCAGAAAAAAAGCGCCCTCGACGTCGCGTGGGCTTTTGCCCTTCATATCCGGCCGCAGCGGGATCGCCAGATTCTTGGCGTTCCGTGGGTGGATCGTTGCGCCGAACTCATGCACGGCAGCTATGCGAAGCAGTTCGCTGTCTGCGCTGCCCAGGATGCCGACATGTATTTCAGCACCGGCCAGCCGCGCCAGCTCCGCCTTCGTGCGCTCGTACCATGGTGTCCAGTCGTCGTGGGTCCGTGTGACTGAACTCATAGCCACACCCGCTTGTATTGATTGATGATGTCCTGCCAGCTCGATGGGGTCTCGTCGGACCATTCCCAGCGGACGTCGCTAATGGAGAAGGCTTTCAGGCCGCTGCTGCCGCCGCTCTCCAGCTTCCCGAAGATGTACTGCACCATTTCCTGTGCCAGCCCCTCCAGGTCTGCCGGAAGATCAGCAGGCGCTTCGTCGGTCGCCTCCCACGGCAGGATATAGCCCGCCGTGTAGCGCACGGTGATGTTCCGGCTGCCGGTCATGGCGTCGCCGGTCAGGCCGTGAGGGAAGCCGTAATAGGTCCAGCCGTCGTCCTTGTAGATCACACCGGCATTGCCGCGCACGGTGATGTCGTACAGGCCGGGGTCTATGATCTCCCCGGCCTGCTTGATTTCCTCCACCGCGACGATGGGGTAGTTCTCCACCAGCAGGTACTGGCTGCCGGTCCCTTTCACGCGTTCCGTGTAGGTACTCCTGCGCAGTTTCCTGCCCAGGGCGTTCTCAATAGAGGCAGATGCCCTGTTGATCAGCTGGATCAGCACGCCGTCCTGGCTGGTATCGGTCTCGTCGATGCCCAGCAGCTGCTTCAATGCTTCCAACGTGGTCAGCGCATTGGTGCGCAGCGTAGGCGTCCCCATGGCTTACTCCACCGGCTCCTGCGCAGGATCGCCCAGGGCGAGCGCGTAGGTGGCAGTCGCCGCAGGTGTGGTGCCGCCCGTAAAGCTGACGGTGCCCGTGATCTTGACGAAGCGCTTGCAGCCGGTCAGGTCGATGCCGATCTGTGCCTCGCCGCCCGCAACAGGGATGTCCATAGTGACAGCGCCGTCAGCATCCAGCAGTCCGCCGATCAGTGCCTGCTTGTCGCTTACCGCGGCGAAGGTGCCGCTGCTGGCGTCGCTCTCCGTCAGCACCAGCTTCAGCGCC